GTGTGTAAGAACTGAATGAATTCTTACTGCGATGTATTTCTTCTAAAATGTCTTTGTTATTCAAATAGTTTATTTTCATTATATCTTCCCTTATGTTATTTTAAACTATGTACTTAATTTTGTCAACTAAATATGATGATATTGGGAGTATACATGGCATCTATTTTTGACAGTAACAGATTCGGAGCCGGCGCTGCCACCCTGGCAACCGCTGCTAGATCTATTGGATCTATTCCAGGAAATCTTGGCGGTGCAGCCAACAGACTCAGTGGCGCACTTAATAATTTAGCAGCAGCAGGCGGCATTATCAGTGCAATTCGAAGTATCAACCTCCCGTCTAAAGGCGAGCCAAGTGGCAAAATAAACAATGCTGCCGCAACGTTTAGTGACTCAGATTGGCGTGTTCGATTGAGTATCCCCAGTATAGACAGTTTCAGCAGTAGTCCAATATTGGCACCTTTGCGAGCCGCAGGTGGCGCAGTGTTTCCTTATACTCCTTCTATAAGAATTAGTAACAGTGCAAATTACGATGCCACTAAACCATTACATCAAAATTTTGCATTTCAAAGTTATGTAAACAGTCAAGCGGATTCTATTAATATCACAGCACCGTTCTACTGCGAAGACAGTACACAGGCTGCATATTGGGTATCTATGTTGCATTTTTTAAGATCAGTAACAAAAATGTTCAGCGGTCAGGATGCACTAGCAGGTAATCCTCCTCCAATTTTATACTTCAGCGCCTATGGCGACTTTGTTTTTAAAAATATACCAGTAGTGGTCACTAATGTCAGTGTGGATCTCGATGCTGCTAGCGACTATATTGCTACAGACATGTCACAAGCAGTTGATAACTTTGGCGCAGCATTTGGATTGGCCGACGCCACAGTGGGCATACTAGGAGCAATAAATCCACGAGCAGGAGCAGCATTGGGCAGAGCCAATAACATCATTCAAGGAGTTAAAGGTGTGGCAGACAGTTTCAAAAGACAATTGGCCAATGCTGGCGGAGGCACCAGCGGCGGAAAAACCTATGCGCCTACAAAAAGCACAATGACAGTTCAATTGCAACCAATCTACAGTAGAGACAGTGCTAGAACATTTAGCCTACAAAAATTTGTCAACGGTGATTATGTTAAATCTAACGGAACAGGATATATCTAATGTCAGTTAACAGCATTTATAATAATACCAGTCCTTGGTTTTCTACTAGGATTGCCAAAGACTATCTCGACATACTGAAAATTAGACCAGTGTCTGCAGAACAAGATGATTATCTTTATACCATTGAACCTCAATATACCTACAGACCCGATTTGTTGTCATTTGATTTGTATGGCACATCTAAACTTTGGTGGGTATTTGCACAACGAAATCTAGATATAATACAAGATCCTGTGTTTGATTTTGTTGCAGGTACTCAGATTTTTATTCCTAAAAAGTCTGGATTAGTTTCAACATTGGGAATTTGATATGGCTAATTTTGGTCTTGATAAATCCAGTGCAACCACAGCAACCAAGGCAGTCTCAACAGTATTAGCCGGCGCCAGTATTGCTCAAGGCATCAACGCTGCAAAAAGCCTTGCGGGGGCAATTGTCAATCCAACTAGTATTGTTCCACAACTGGGTAATCAATTGGCTTCGGCAGCCGGGCAATTACTAGGTGGTGTTGGTCGCGCCCTGGGAAATTTTGTTCCTGATTTAAAAGTAAATCTTGGTAATATCAATGAAAATTCAGAAGGCACAAAAACAAAAAACACAATTTCTCAAAAACCACCATTCCCTAATATTCTAAGTAAATTTTCCAGTTACAATTATATTTTTACCATAACTTGTCTTGATAATCAAAGCCTAAATTTTCCTGAATCTACATACCGTGCCGGAAGATTCAATCAGTTGGTGCTGGCCAGCGGATCGATCAATCCAGAAAATCGAGTCAACACAGCATTTGGAAAATATGATTTTTTTATGGATGACTTAAACATATCACATACATGTGCATTCAGCAAAGACGCTGGCAATACCAACAGTATGGGAATGCGATTTAAAGTTATTGAACCTTACAGTATGGGATTGTTTGTACAGGCTTTACAAGTTGCCGCCGAAGATGCAGGATATTCAACTTACTTAGGCGCTACACCATTTTTATTAACTATTGACTTTGCCGGACACACAGAAGAACAATTAGCCGCTTCGTTACCTCTAGAAAGAAGATTATATCCTTTTACTTTTGCCGGCGTCACAGCCAGGGTCACTACCAAAGGCACCGAATATGAAATCGTAGCCAATCCCCATAATCAGCAGGCATTTAACAAAAGTTTTCATGTGATTCAAAGTGATACAAACATCAGCGGAGAAACAGTTCAAGAAATGTTGCAAACCGGAGAAAAAAGTTTGCAACGTGTGATTAATGATTATCTCGTAGAACAAGCAAAATCTGACAAGCGTGAACCAGACGAAGTTGTGATATTATTCCCTAACGATCCGTCTTCACCTTTGCAATCAGCCGCAGAGGATATCAATACTGCAACAAAAAATCCTAAAAACTCTGCCGGAAGCAACGATATCTACAGCAAATTAAAATTAAAAAGAAGCACTGGCGAATTGAACAAAACACAAGTGCAAGAAACAGGATCAGTTAACACCGTTGGCTCAGCCAGCATGGGGTTTACCTCAGCAAGGCAAGGCGACAGTCCGTTTGGCAAAGATAATGCTGTCTACGATAAAGAAAAAGGTGTTTACGTAAGAGGAAATTTAGAAGTCAACGTGACCACTAGCGATTTTAAATTTTTACAAGGCACTGACATTACCAACGTAATTAATCAAGTGGTATTAATGAGTGACTACGCTAAACAGGCGCTGCGTGACGGGCAGGTTGATGATACAGGTATGATACCGTGGTGGCGTGTTGATCCGCAAGTATACGAAAAGAAAACCACAGCAAACTTGGGCAAAACTGGATCACTTCCTAAATTGATCGTGTATAGGGTAGTGTCATACAAGGTCAATTCGGCAATATTGTTGCCTCCTAACGCAGCACCAAAGGGTGCTAAGAAATTAAAAGAAGAAGCCATCAAAGTTTATGACTATATCTACACAGGCAAGAATACTGAAGTAATTGATTTTCAAATCAACCTTGATGCTACTTTTAGAAAAGCAGTGGCCCCTGACGGATTTAAATCGTCTCAAGATACCAAGACCAAACAACAAACGGGACAAGACGCAGCAGAAGTAGACAAAGAGCCCACGTTTGACAGTGGCGCCAACAACATTGCCAATGCTACGACAAGGCAAGTGTCATATACTGCTGATAAAAGTGGCACAGATAAAAAAGGTGGCGGCGGCCAAGAAGATATTTCCACAAGAATCGCTAGAAATTTTATGGATGCAGTGGTTTTATCAAATGACTTAGTTAATACTCAGTTAAAAATTCATGGAGATCCTTATTATCTCGGTGATAGTGGGCTTGGAAATTATACCAGTCCTGAAACAAATTATAGGATGATCAACAGTGATGGCAGTATGAATTATCAAAATACTGAAATTTATATAATTGTAAATTTTAGAACACCTACTGACATTCAAGAAGGCACCAACGTTTACAAAAATCTACAATCTAGTTCTATGTTGGTACAAAGTTTCAGTGGGCTTTATAAGATAAAGTTCGTAGAAAGCAGTTTTTCTGGTGGCAAATTTACGCAGACATTAGAAATTATTAGACAAGTTAATCAAGAATTGGTGGACAGAAATGCACCAGAAGTTGCGCTGGGTGTCAACCAAGATGCTGGTCCTCCAGTTGATACATCTTTAGAATCTGATGATCCTGATTATGAACAAGCCATTGCCAATTTTGAAGCAGCAAGTGCTGGCACTGAATCTACCATAAGTGATCAAGAAATAACAAATAACAATGCCGCACTAGGCGATTGGAACGGATAATGAGTAATGACGATAGACTAGCAGAAGGCGCCAAACCAGACTCCCGTCCGGGGCCTTTTTTGGCCAGAGTGGTCAGTATCACTGATCCCTATTATATGGGCACATTGGAAGTGGAACTGTTGCACGAGTCTGGTAATGACAACGCTAGAGAAGGCCAGGTACATCAGGTCAAATATCTGAGTCCGTTTGCTGGCAGTACCAGTGTGGCATACGTGGACGAAAACAACGAATACAACAGCACACAAAAATCATACGGCATGTGGATGGTGCCACCCGACATTGGCAACACAGTTGTGGTAATCTTCATAGATGGAGATCCTAGAAGAGGTTTTTGGATTGGTTGTGTGCTAGATCCCAATGTAAATTTCATGGTGCCAGGATATGCTGCTACATCATTTAATGTAGACGGTGATAAACCAAGAACTCCTGTGGCTGAATATAATAAAAAAGCCAACGACATCAGTGCTAAAGATACCACACGATTGTTGAAACCTTTTCATCCATTTTTGCAAGACAGATATCTTGAACAAGGCCTGTTAGAGGATGACATCAGAGGTATTACTACATCCAGTGCTAGAAGAGAAATCCCCAGTGCTGTGTTTGGCATATCAACGCCCGGACCGATCGATAAAAAAGGTCCACGTGGAAAAGTTGGAAAATTTGAGCATGCTATTAACGAAGCATTTATCAGCAGAGTTGGCGGCTCAAGTTTTGTCATGGACGACGGCGACGATAAATTTCTTCGTAAAAAATCACCGTCTGAAGGCCCGCCTGAATACGCAGCAGTTGAACAAGATGAAACTGACGGTGATGTTTATAGACCCCACAATGAGTTATTGAGATTTAGAACACGCACCGGTCATCAGATACTGCTACACAATACAGAAGATTTAATTTATATTGGCAATGCCCGCGGCACCAGTTGGATTGAAATGACCAGCGACGGCAAAATTGATATCTATGCAGAAGACAGTGTTAGTCTACATACTAAACAAGATTTAAATTTTTATGCAGACCGAGATATCAATATGGAAGCAGGTCGCAATTTCAATACTAAAGTTGCAGGTGAAATGCACACACATGTCATCGGCGATCAAATTTTAATTGTTGAC